GTTTTTTCGTCAGGCATAAAGATACCCCATGTAGTGATAGCGGAATAGTCCGCCGTTTCTTTTTTACTAAATGCAGTATCATAAGATTGTATCACGTGCATCAGACCAGGCATCTGTGACTTCTCCCACGTTTGCCACCACTCTCTTTTGATGATAGCTCCTTCTTCTGCTGTAGGATTTTGTTGCCACTGTGCATTCCATTTTGCAACAGAGATAGATGCTTTGACTGACTCCAGCTCTTCTTTTTGCCAATACTCTGGCCACACAGGTTTATCGGAGGGTAAGATCGCCGGAAACTCTATAATCTCCCATTGGTCCGCTTTCGGTTGTCCTTGAGCCTTGATCAGTTCTCCGGTGATGTCTTTTGTATTCCAACGAGTCATGACAATCACAATAGCACCACCTGGCTGTAAACGCTGACGAGGACCAGAAGAATACCACTCCCACGCATTTTCTAACGCTGTAGCACTGAGTGCATCTTGTTCGGAATGTGGGTCGTCGATAATTAATAAATCAGCACCACGACCGGTTATTGCTCCACCGACACCGGCAGAGAAGTATTCACCTCCGGCATTTGTTTCCCAACGACCTGCTGCCTTAGAGTCCGCCGATAATTCCATGCCTGGAAAAACGTTTTGATAATCTTGTGTGTCGATTAAGTTTCTGACTTTACGGCCAAAGCGTTGTGCTAATTCTGCCGTGTGTGATGTTTGAATGATCTTGAGTCGTGGTTCACGGCCCATCATCCATGCAGGAAATAAGAAAGACGCAAATTCAGATTTCGTGTGTCGTGGTGGCATATTAACAATAAGTCTCTTGATTTTCTTGGAAGCGATAGCTTCGAATTTTTTTGCAATAATTTTGTGGTGATTACCAGCAATAAACTCTGGCCAAACAGTCCTAACAAACAATAAGAAATCCTCTTTCTGTTTGCCTTGTAATTCTAAAATTTTTTTTCTAAGTACGAGTTTCTTTAACGCCTCTTCTTGTTCAAAAGGGGTCAGGCCCTCGATTTGCATTCCCATTGAGTTTTTATATCAAATTGGGTCCCCTTTTCAAAAGTATTTTGCAGAGGTTGTGTATGTGCAAAACTTGACTTTGTGCTGTGCTAGCAAGCAACCGCGCAACTCAGGGGGGTGGCGTGGGCGAAAAAACGAAGTTCGAGTTTTGGAAATTTTTGGGACTACTAGATATAGTAGGTCAGTTGTAATATGGATACTAGAATTTGTGGGATCTGAACAAGATGGTAATTGCATCAGGCATAAAAAAACCACCACCTGTAAAAACAGGTGGTGGTTAAAATGCTGGTATTAATTACTGGCTATTGATTAAACTGTTTAGTTTTTCAATAACTGTAGTTGATACATCAGTTTGTTGATTAGTTGGTTTATTAGCCAAGACTGATACCAACACCCTAGCCAAATCTTGCTTTGACATTTGGTTATTGGTTAGCCAAGTTAATAAAACACTTTCAAGAGTATTAGAATAAACCCAACCAAGCAAATCACTTTGCCAATTAATATTAGTGTTGTTATCATTTTGATTTACCTCTGTATTGGCATTTTGAGTTGGTAAGTTTAAGAGTTGTAATAAATTATCGTTTGGCATTACAACACCACCTTATCTTGATAGTTTGGTATTAAGTTCATAACATTAGAACGCAAGATTGAGTCTTTGCATTTTTTCTGTTGCTTAATACTTGATATTAAAGGCTTTGGTGTAAACACATTAATAGTCTGTTCACTACCAAACATTTCTTTCATTTGGTCATCAGTAAAACCAAACTTGTCTTTAATAAAGGTAGTCATCTTACTTTGAGATAAACCACCTTGTCTTTTCTTGTGGGAAAATTGAAATTCATCACCCAACAAGAAGCCATGATACTTGCCACTCATAAAGGCAAGTTCTCTACGACAGCTTTCCTGCCATTCCTTAACAAAGATAGATTTAAGAATTGACAACCTTGCGTAGTCATCAATCTTATTTCTGTCTTCTTTACTTATATTCTGCATATTAGCATTCTCTCTTTCTATACTATTTAAAGTATGTTTCCATTATGCATATATCCTAACTAATTCCAACTTTTAAATAATAAAAAATTAAAGAAAAAAATCTTTTCTGTGGATAACTATTTTCTTATAAAAACAAGTTGTGCGAAGCACCCAAAATTTTTTTTCCTTGTTTTTTTTTTTTCGCGGTCGCGAGCGGGTGTCATTCTATATTAGGAAACCGAATCAGCGTGGGGTCGGACTTTAGGGATTTTTCAAAGGATTTAAATCAGATGATTCTTCTGCCAGAAAAAAGGATCGCGAGCCCCGCTCCTAAATTCTATATTAGGAGGCCGGATCCACGTGGGGTCCGACCTAAAGGATTTTTGGAATAGTGGTCCATGCTTCAGACCAGAGACCAAACAGGAGGAAACCTGTTACAGCAGCCAGTGCCTGCCATCTGGAAACACCGAACAACAGCATATAAACGCCGAAAAATATAGCTTCTAACATATCTTCTTCCTTTCTCAGGAGCTACCAGGATGCAGCTCATGGTTATAATATGGTGATTCGTGAATCAAAAGTCAAGTAAAATCAACCTTTTTTTCTTGACCTCGCAGAAAATTCACCCGCGAGCGCGCCGGGAAACTTCTATTATAAGCTATTCTATGACGTGGGGTCAGGACTCAGGGATTTTTGTTCAGGATTTTTACTTGACCTGCCTGGGAGCTGCTCCCGGTAAACATTTACCATAACCAGTGAAAATAATTTGGGGGTCCACCATTAGGGACTTTTGTATCTCGGACCAGGGAAGAGGGTCTTCGAAGCATGCAACATGGCTCTTGGACTTAAAACCATCCTTCGACGCTTCATCAACCAGGTGTCCTGGAAAAATTTTCAAGGCTCTCTTAGAGAGGCTTCTGACAAGTATGTAGTTAGGTATGTTATACTCAGACAGCTTGAGATTTATAGCAATCTGCACTGGAGACAGTCCAATCTTGTTAACTGATGTACACTTCAGTTCTGCCCAGAATGTGCCTGGCAAACCCGTCTCTTCATGTTCATAAAGACCATATAAATCAGGTAAACCTGGTGTCGACCAAGAGTCTATTTTTAGGAAGTGTATTTTGTTACAATTTGATCTTAGTGTTGTAGTAAATCTACCCTCAGGTTTCCTCATCTGTTCCTTTAAATCTACCTTTCTCGTCTCTGTTGTCTTCTTGTTTTTTCAACCAACTAGCTCTGTCTAATTGAACTCTGCAGTCTCCATTATCAAAAACATACAATAGTTTTACACCCAACTCTTTTTGTTCTGCTGTCAATACTCTATTAATCATTTGCTTAGATCCCAGAGTGTCTTTGTTATTTCTAAATCCTGCAAGCTTCACATCAAATAATTCCACATGCCCCAAATCATCAATGGCAACAATATCGATAGGACCTGTGCCAAAAACATTGCTATAAACATAATAGCCTTTTTCGGATAACCAAAGTATTGCTCGTTGATGTGCCCAATTACCCTTGAGATGTTTGTCGTTCGTTACCATCGATTACCACCGGTTTAGCCGTTTCGCCTGATAACCTTTTTTCCAATTCAACAATTTTTGCATCGACTTCCTCCATACTCATACTATCAATAGTTCCATACTTTATTTCTTTCTTGTCGATGTAAAGTCCTGCCACCTGACCTCTATTCTTTTCAGCTACAACTGCTGCGTTCCAGTTACCTGCCTCTTCTGCCTTTGCAGATAGCTCATACATTCTTTTCAAATGCTTGTCATAGCTTACTTCATATTTTCTGTAAAACTGCACTCTATAGTGATTAATAGCGTCAACAACCTTTGGAAACATTTTAGGGTTTTGCATATTACTAGCCTGTTGTCTTGCGGTCTTTTCAGAAAAACCACACTCAACAGCTATTTGTGTTGCTGTCTTTCTACCTTCATACAAAACTATCAATTGTGCAAACTTAGCTTGTTTTGGTGATAGTCCGGGAAAGTGATCAAACCTTTCTTGTAAAGTGGTTGTAACGTCTGTAACGTCTGTTCTTGTCATTGCAATACACTTTAGGCTAAAATCAAGCTATTTCAATACTCAAGATATCCCAACGTAACGTTACGTTAGGACTCCACGTTACACTCACGTTACACCTTAAAACCCTGATAAATAATACTAATAGTAATATATTAATAATGTTACGTAACATTTCTGCTAATTTATTTTTTTATTTTTGTATTTATATTTATAATACTATATGCACACGTTACAGCTGTGAAGCACAAAAACTTGACATATAAATATTGCCTGCTGGTTCTAAATCTTTCCACAGATAATGAGCTCTATATTGACAATCAAGCAGTTTCTCAAATGGTTCCTGGTCCATGGTCAATTGCTGACATCTATTTTTTAACTCCATGCTTGGATCATTAATACATATCCAAACTATTAGAAAATATTTCATACTTTCAATATGCAATTTATCCTATATTATTGCAACGAGATTCGTGGACGCAGTTCCTCCTATTTTCTTCAAGTGTCTCCGCAAAGATACAGACAGCTTGTTCACGAGTCTCAAGAAAATGAGAGAATTATGAATCATAAATATTTTACAATACCAGGCTGGTTCAACATGCATGAAGCATATGACCTGCTACTTCATCACTGTGAAGACGGAGATGAAATTTTAGAGATAGGACCCTTCATGGGTAGATCAACATCTTACCTGGCAACTAATATTATCAACTCAGGTAAAAAAGTTCATGTTTATGCATTAGATACATTCACCGGTAGCTCTGAACATGTAAATTTAAATATAGACTTAAAAGGATACTACGATATCTTTTTAAAAAACTGTCAAGAATATATTGACAAAGGCATACTAACTCCTATTCAAAGCAGATCGGACGACGCTAACACTTTAGCAAGATTCGGCGATAAACATTTTCAAGGTATTATCATAGACGGTGCGCATGAATATGAAGCAGTGATGGATGACATACTTAACTGGTGGCCCAAACTTAAAGACGGCGGGTCCATGGTCGGTGATGACATGTCCTTACCTTCTGTACAACAAGCTGTAAAAGATACACTCAACTCAGGCAAATGTGATGATGCCGGTGGCACAGATTACATCGTTGGCCGTGAGCAATGGTTTAGTGTTTCAAAGAAAGTGGAGAACCCTAAATGTTCCAAGCTGGTGCCTGGACAGAATACTTTAGTGAAATGAAATTTAACCTGAAGACTTGTCCGATTGTGATAGTCCGATGGAAAGACGCAACCGAGCCTTTTTCTGGCTGGGTAGAATTTAAAGACATAATAAAGAAAACAGCAGCCGGTTGTTTTTCAATTGGTTGGCTAGTTAAAGACACAGACGAAGAGATGTCATTGATGGCTGACTGGTGTGATGATGATTCTCAAGAAGGAGGAAGGGTTGCAATTATTCCCAAAGGTATGGTAAAAGAAGTAAAGTATTTAAAATACCATGATGCTAAGAGATATAATTAAGCAGTTAAGGGTGTTTGAACAGAGGACTGACTCAGGTGGTCATGACATGGTCTATGAGGTAGAATACAAAGATGGTTCAACAGAAAGATTTAACCATCGAGAGTGGAATACTATTGTAGCGAATGGAAAACAATTTTGGGACAGACACATGAAAAACAAATACTTTGAACAGGGACACGAAGGCCTATACTAGGCCCCGTTATCCTCTTCAGATTCCTCTGATTCATCCTCGCACTGACAGTGCTTTACAGCTAGTAATTCATTGTGTAGGTAAGCTATCGCTGCTAATGCCCCCTCATACTTTTCTTGTAATTCTTCCATTTTGACCTCCTTTTTTGACGAAAAGCCAATATATAAAATTACAATCCTAACAGCAAATAATCTTTGCTATTGACATGATCAGTGTTTCGTGATCCGTGCGTCGTCTTCCTCAATCATCTCTTTCAACCAGTCTGGAGCCTGCTTTCGTATCGCTACTTCTATCATGTTTCTTAGTTTCATTTTTTCTATTTCATCACCGCCGGTTGCTTTCTCTACCCTGTCCGATCGTAAAAATTTTTCTATCGTCTCGTTGATGTCTTTTTTAGTCATTGTGCTACCTTTCTTTATGATGTCTCTCCATCAGTCACACCACATACCTGTGTTACGAGGCTACAGACCAGGTGTCGACCCTTTGGATTAGGGTGGGATTGATAATCCGTTTATCAGACTATCTCACTTCACACTCTTTTCCAAACTTTTTATGTATTTTTCTAACGCAAGAACTGCCTCGGTCACATTACTGTGAGCAATATCTTTCGTTATGTAGTCCTTGACAATTTGCATTGCCTGACTACCGGTCATGAGCATTTTGAACATGTTCTCTCCTTTCCGGCCTCGCCAATCCACGCCTCACAACACCATACCCCAATCTACCGCAATCGTAACCCAACGAACCACAACTCGCCACACCTGCCAAACCAAAACTCTGCTCGCCATCTACATCCACTACTCACCTGAACGCACCTCACCCCGCCTGCCTTACCTAACCCGTCCGGATCATAACAAACCTGGGCATACCTGGCCTGCCGTACCTAGCCGTAACTCGACTAAAGTCAACTCACCACGCCTGCCATAAAAATACCACTCCTGAACTAAGCTCACCTCAACGTAACTCACCTAACCTCGCCTGCCTTGACACAACTTGCTACCACCAGAACGTACCCGACCTCACCACGCCTGCCTCGCCATTCCTCAACTCACCGGAATATGTCTAGCCTCACCCTGCCTGCCGCAACAAAACCGACCATACCTCGCTCAAACTTACCACGCCTGCCGCAACGCTCCACAACGCACCTTACCCCGCAATACCTGACCGTACCTGCCAGAAATGGACTCGTGGGCGAGATTCGAACTCGCATGATCGCAGTTGCAGTGCGATGCATAGCCTTTCTGCCACCACGAGTTATACAGGTTCAGGGTCGTCATGCTCTAAATCATCAACGACAGCGAGTAAGTCCTCTATTTGTAATATAATAGAACCCATCTCATCTATGTCGTCTTTGGTTACATGACGCACCCCTTTAGATCTAGTGGCATTGTTCATAGCTATTAAAGCGTCCTCAAGTAAGCCGTAAAGTTCTCTGACTTCATCTACCCACTCTTGATAAAACACATCACTACTTGCCATCTAATCTCCTTTCCTTATATACAATGGAACTCTAATCCATCCTTTTTTCTCTAACAATATTTTTATTATATGGTTATAATTATATTTTTTCATAAGTTCTCCTTTCTCTATATGTGGTGCTGCTAAATAACAGCACCACTACATCTTGTATGCCTGTTACGCTGCATACTTATCGATGATGCGTTGAGCCTCAGAGAAAAACTTATGAAGTTCTTGTAGTTCTCCATATTTCTTTCTCCATGTGTTCAAATCTCTAGCAGCCTGTTCCAATATCTGCCTTCGATAATCATCATTGTCCAACGCTATATCCAGTGGAACGTAACTACGCTCGGCGTTGTCGTCATCACCATCTGACGTGGTTACTTTTACACTATGAAAAGCACGAACCGGTTCGTCTACATGCTGCGTGACGACCATGACTGAACCGATCAGCATCCTAGCTTCGTGCAATCGATGCTTCTCCGCAGCTGAAGCATCATCCCACGTGAAGCACGAGTGAAGTGGCGAACTCTTTCTTTCTGCCGCCTTCACAACTACATGTGGATTGAGGGTCCCGTGCTTATTAGATATCGCTTCAAGTTCTTCTCCAACAACTTGAGCGTCCACTGAATACTTTGTTTTACCGTTGTTCCTAAATTCATAGGACTGTATTATTCTTCTACGCAACTTTAACCTCCTTCTTTCTTTCGATCTTTGTTACGTTGGTTACTTTAAACATACCAAAGTTACCATTCTTTTGTGGTCTCCATTCTCCGACACCAGATGCAAACCCCGCTACGTTAAACACGTTGATCAACTGTTCAATTGACCAGGCATTAGCATTGTATCGAACAGGAACGTCTGCCTGCCATTCTGTAAACTCACCTCTATATCTGAGGTCAGCTGCACCCATACCAACACGCACCATGTCTTCTCTCATCACAGGCTTACCTTGAATCTTAATTAAGTCACACGGAATGTGGAATGATCCACGAGCCGAGACCTTTGTAAGACCCTCAATGTGAGAGCAAGCGTTGACGGCTGCTGCCTTGAACGCAATCGCAGGGAAGCCATAGTCTTTACCGTTTGGCATTTGATACAAAGAATCTCTAAAACATTTTTCAGGATCCTTCGCTTCTCTACCAGCAGCTTTAGCTATCTTCATCTGCTTATCTCTTATTTCTTGTTTAGCCTTCTCAGACCATTTGTTACATATCAAAGGTGAGTCACCTTTTAATGTTATAATGCAGTCCTGTAATACTACGCCTGGGACTGTAATGTTATCAGGCTCTTTTTTCTTGGTCATTTTTATTACCTCTTATTCTTTCTTCTGATTCTTTATCAACCAGATATTCTATGAAACCAGCAACAGATCTGTAGTCTCGATCGGCCATGGTCTTTAGTTTTTTGTAGCTTTCTTTCTTGATAGCTACAGACTTATATCTTGATACATCTGTCATTACACCCACCCTAAATGATGGACGAGCACAATGGCTATGATGCATCCTATGATTATACTAATCATTCATCATCTTTCCTTTCCTCTTGTTCATACAAGATTAGTTCAACCCATCCGGGTATTGCATATTCCATAATAACCTCATTTCTATATTTCTTAACTAATTATATAATATCTCAAACTATATTGTCAACTCCTAAAAAAATATTATTTATTGGTTGAAAAAAAAATTATTATATCCATATGTATTATACCAGGTTATTGAATATGATCAGTTCAATATTGTGGCGGAATAATGGTTTTAACAGAGCCATAACGCACAGGGCGAAGTAGCTGACGGACAAGTGTTTGAGGCTATCAGCTTTGGTTCGAGTAGAATGTCAGGATGTCTATCTGTGTTTCGAAAGTTAAGGGTGAAACAACTAATCCCTTCAAATTACCTGGATCCAATCATACAGGACCATCTCTTGGATAGCCCTGTATGGCTCTTAAAACGGTTTTTATTTTCCTTATTTTGTGCGTTTTCTGCGTCTATAGCCTGCTTTGTATGCTCCGGCCGCAAAATTAGCTGCACAACGTAAAGTGTCGAACAAACCTTCGTAAGCCCAATAAGTTTTACCATCCCAGATGTCCCAAGACTTACTATAGTCTTTGTATTTAGACGTGTGAGCCATCTTAGCTTCGTTATCACTAAATGTTGTTTCATACTTTCTTTTTAATTTCTTACCGCAGTTTACACAACGGTCTTTCTTGTTTGTTAACATTATATAGCCCCTCCCAGAGCTTTTAAGTTCTTACATAGTCTATGTGTATAAACTATGTGATTTTTGGAAACGATTTTGCAAAGAAATTAAAAGAATCTGTGGATAACTTTAAATTATTTTATTTCGCCCCAGTTAGCGCCGATTTCACAATCAACTTTAATTGGAACTTTGAGATCGACACACTCCACCATTTGCTTTTCAATCTTCTTTGCCTGGATCTCAGACTCAAAAGAACAATCTAATTCATCATGAACTTGTATGTGTGGAACTATTCCCTCTTTATATAAATCTAATATAGCTTTCTTAGTCATGTCTGCTGCCGAGCCTTGTATTAATCTATTCAACGCTTTGTATGTAAACGCACGTTTAATATTTTTTCCGTGTTCCCTGGTCGCTTGTTCACGAGGCAAGGGCTTATGTACTCCAAAGCTTGCTGGCTCCCACAAATCAAAACGACACTTACGTCCGAGTAAAGTTCTTACAAAACCATTCTCTTGTGCGGACTTAGAGGCCTGGTCCATGAGCTGTTTTACAAAAGGAACTCTACTATGATAAGTCTTAAATAATTCATCAGCTTGTTCGTCATTCAAGCCCAACTGACTTTTCAACTTACCTTTACCCATACCATAGAACAAACCTAAGTTAACAGTTTTAGCTATCTTACGATCAATGTTTGCCATTTCTGCAACTGTCCCGTGAAAGTCTAGGTCATTGTTATAACCATCAATGACTTTATCAGCACCGTCCAAACCATTCCTGGTTATAGCGGCGTAATGAGCAACTAGCCGTGGTTCCTGCTGATTGTAATCAAAACAACCCCACGTAGATCCTTCTTCAGGTATAAATAAACTTCTAATCATTGGTCCTATCTTTTCGTGCCTGGCAGGTATCTGCTGAAGATTAGGATTAGACATAGAGAAACGACCAGTGACAGTGCCACCTTGATCCGATCTCATCTGATGTATCTCAGCATGTATTCTACCTTTATGTTGATGCTTCATGATAGTATCAATAAATGTTGTCCTGGCTTTATTTATCTCACGAGCCTGAACAACTAACTTAGCCAGCTTGCTAGGATGTGTGCCTAAAAAATTCTTATCAAACTTAGGCTCCTTAGCTTTCACTGTCTTTTCATAAGGTATGTCCATGGAGTCAAAAGCTTTTGCAATTGAGCGTGCTGCCCACAAGTCAACAGAAACTCCTGAGATGTTTTGGATAGAGGAAAGAAGAAGATTCTCTTCTTGTAGAAGTTTCTCTTTTATCTGAGCAGCACGGTCGGTGTCTATACGGACACCTCTCCACTTCATCTCGATTAAAGCCGGAAGTATATTCGTCTCTAACGAGAATATGGAAACTAGATCTTGTTTGTATATCTCTGATTCCAGGCGACCCCAGAGCTTAAGTGTGAGCTCTGCATCTTGTTCAGCATATGGGCCAACGAACTGAGCGGGGAGCTTATACATCTCACCTTTAGGATCTACACCCCATTCTTTTGCAGCCTCATATAATAAAGTCTCTGACTTCTTTTCACCCAGATAATCTTTAGCCACAGCATTCAATGAATAACCCATACGGTTCTCATCTATTATTTGTGCAGCTATCATCGTATCAATCAAAGTTCCGTTAACTGGTATGTCCTGGTGCTTGAGCCAACCAACATCATACATAGCATTATGAAAAATTTTTCTGTTTGGCAGCGCCATCATTTTTTTAAATTTTCTAAAAAATATTTTTTCATCAAAGTTACCACCGCCAGGATGTCGTAAAGGAAAGTAACCTTTCCAACCTTCAACAGCAATTGCAACACCTATGATTGCACCATTACCTGTAGCCCAGCCAGGTCCTTTTGTTTTTATATCAGGATCCATTGTCTCCAAGTCGATAGCTATTTCTTTAGCGTCATCTAAATCAGGAATGTTTTCTGGTGGTAACCACTCACTGGGTGGTTGAAACATTGGTATTTGATTACTCATGTAAGCTTCTATTTTCCCTTCTTTGTATTCTGGTAGTATCCAACTATGATCTTTCATCTAAAAATTTCTGAGAATTCTAAATTACTTTGACTGGCTACAAGATGCAAGGATTGTTTTGCTCTAGTCGCTCCAACGTAAAATACTCTTCTCTCGTCATCAGGGTTGATAAGATAACCTTGCTCAACTCTTTTTGTAAGGTCTGTTAACAACATAACATTGTCTGCTTCACCACCTTTTGCACCGTGTATTGTTGATACTTTTATTCTAGGTTTTAAATCAATCTCCTCATCATTCCTAAGTAAAGACAAAACATAAACTTTCATAGTCTCTGATACTTGACTTAATGCATAATGCCATGGTGTCTGTTGCTCAACCTTTAGTCCATGTTCCGTGCCCAGTGTTGCGATGTTAAACATTTTCTTTTCATCTACACCAGTCATGCCTTTATGACCTCGAGCTACATCTTTATCTAATTTAAAATAAGAATATAAATTTTTTACCTGATTATAGTTTATCTCTTCTCCTCTTTGTAAACTCTCCCAGGTTCTGATAGCCTCCACTAATTTCTTAGACACAGAAGGATTATCAAACTTTTCATAATACACACCCATGCTTCTTAACTCATCAACCAACTGTTCGGCAACATAGTTAGTTCTACCTAACAAGAGCCATGATCCGTGTTTCAAGTCCACAGAATCAAATCGATGTATATGTCTTTCAAGAAAACCAGACGCAGTTTTAGGCTTGTAATCTTTTGGCACTCTGTTTTCTATTCTGTTTACCAGTTTATTTGCTACACCATGCACTGCGATAGGCACACGATACGATTGATTAAGTATCTCTCGTTTACCTGGTAGATCTATTAAGAACTCAGGTTGTGCACCTGACCATTTAAATATTGCCTGGTCATCATCACCTGCAATATAAACTCTTTCAACTACACTTTGCATATGCTTAACCATCTCCCACTGTATGTAAGACAAGTCTTGAGCTTCATCTACAATCAAAACATCTAAATTAGGATTAGGTGTTTGTTTATTATATTCAATCAACATGTCGGTATAATCAAATAAATTTCTTTCTTGCTTATAAGCTTTCACAGCCCTGTCAACGTAGTCTAGTTTCAGCCACCCGCCAGGCACGTGACCAAACTCATGAAATACTTTTTGTAATGACTCATTCTTAACCTTAGCTAGATTTATTAACTGCATATAAATATCATCAGCTACAAAAGCACCGTAAGTATTTATTGTTGAGTCAGGATTAGTTAACCTAAGCTGCAATATGTTTTCTAAATCCTTGTAATGTTCATCTTTCATCACATTTGTTTTATCCAGTTTCAATGCACGGTATGCCAGACTATGCAAAGTTCTAAAATTAGAAAACTCTTTTCTATCCACACTAAACTTAGAGCAAGCTCTGTTGACGGCTTCTTGTGATGCCTTACGAGTAAAGGCAAAGTATCCTATGCGGTCGGGTGGTGTTCCACGTTCCAACTCCTCTTCAACAATACGCAACAACCTGGTTGTTTTACCTGTTCCTGGTGGTCCAAATATAATCGTTGTGTTATCCATCAGAAAGGCAGCTCCTCTTTCATACTAGGCAGATCTAAGTTAACATCATCAACACTCTGGTCTGGTACAAACCACATGTAAACAACTTTACCTCTAACTCTTTTACGTGTGTCTCCACCGCCAATCTGTTTTATTCTTGCTCCCATTTGTGTAGTAGTAAACTCTGTAAACCTTTTCTTTTGTAAATACTCTTCCAAAGAAGACATTTTAAAAAATATTTTACCCTCCTCTGCCCAGGCCTTACCAATCAGTATCTCTTCTATGTTCATGGCTTTACCTTGATCGTTGATAAAATTATCAAGGTGTTGCTCAAAGCGACCCTCTTTTCTAACTTCCTTAGGCATCTCAATTATCTCTACACCTTGTAACAATTGTTGTATCCTTGCTGTCCAGTCCCTTGTGTTCATAGGATTAGGTAAAACGTTTAAGTTGTCCATACAAGCTTTTCTAAATTTAGACTGATCAAACAGTTGATCTGTTGTGAGCTCGAGTCTTTGTCCATCTACATTTAAAAACCATACAGATTCATCTGATTGATACTTTGTTAAATCACCAAACTTATGCTCATAGTCAGGGCCTACACCATGTATTCTTTGTCTACACAAGTTTGAATTACAATGTGAACACATAGGTTGATCTTTACACTTGTATGCATATTCTTTTTTCTCATGTTGTTTTATTGTCTTGTTTACCTGAGCGATAGATAGAGACGGGTCCATATACTTATGATTGAACTCAGATATTTTATCTTGCCAATGGTCAGGAAAAGCTTTCTTCGCATACACTGCGTATTGATACAAAGCATTATCTCTAGTGCCTTCAGGAAACCCCTCTGCCATTAAAGTTTCAAGGCACGGTGGTCCGTCTTTCAATTCACGTGACTCATCAGCCACACTAATCTCTTTTAATTCTTTTGGTGTCAACACTATGTCATCGTAATGTTTATAAAACTCTTCAACGGTTAAAGACTTGCCCTCATCATTCATGGCGTATCTCATACTCTCATCACCACCGTGATAAGGTAAATTTAAAAAGTTACCTGTGTCTCCTCTGTCTGCTTTAATCTCTGTTTGTTTAGGAAATATTTCACAGTCAGCATAACCTAAGTAAGCTGCAATCTCATAGAGCTTGTTTCTCATTATTGTTGCAGACACGGATTGTTTGGTGAATAAAAACAGATGTGCCCCGCCACTCTTAGAACGGCACACACTCATAGGAATCTTTTTTAATTTAAGTTTTTTTATTATTGCTACAAAATCAAGTGGATACTTATCAATATCACAGCAACCCCAAAAACAATTACTATCGTCCATGATAGGCACAACACCCAGCGACGGGTCCTGTCCTTCCAAGTGGTTCTTATAGTATTCTTCTAGTAGAGGTTCTTTTTTAATGTAAGCTTTGCCGGATAGTTTACCATTCTCTTTAGTCTCTCCTTTATAGTAAACACCATAGGCTCTATCTAAACCTCTGAATATCTCTCTAAATTTCTTGTAATCCAAAACATCTCCTAAATAAGGAAGGGGGCCGAAGCCCCCTTATAATTAAAATGGTATGTCTTCGTTAGCTTTATCTGAAGATGCTTCACTCTCCTCATAAGAAACGTTTCTCTCACCTTTACGGCAACTCTCTTCAAAGTCTTTTGCCATTTGTAAGATTTCAGCACTGTTATCTAAGTCAGTGATAACTGCTTCTTTAGTCGGACCGTTCCAACCATACCAGGTGCCTTTGTCATTAGACTCTTTCATTGTTGACCACTTATAGACGTGAGCAAAAGAAGGAGCAGCAAACAAAGTTCCATTAGCATTCTTTAAGAACTGTCTCTTCATCATGGTGTTCCAACGTTTACTATGCTTCAACTGTGTTGATTTAAATGTAATCACAGCAGGCGAAGGCACACCAGTCTTGTCCATGACTAAAACAAAATGATTGTGGCAAGTGTCAATGTAATTACCACTATCTAATCTGTCTTTATTCTGCTCATCTCTTTTTGTTTTCATCAAGATGTCAGAGCCAGCATCATAGACATTTACAGGTGCACTGCTGCCTTGACCACGATCAGTCCATTCGACATACTGTAATTGAAAATAACAAGGTATAACCTTAATCCCTTCATCAGTCTTAAACAGTTCCTGAGTTACAGTATTGTAAATCATCCCTGCTTTTGCACCCTCGATCTCTTCTAGCTCAGGTGACAACTGCATCAAGATTTTAATCCTTGGTGTAGCCATCGTATCAGTAGAAACGTTTTGTAAACCTCTACCTGACAATGCTTCAAGACTTGACAACGTCACCGCTGCTACGTCTGTGTTTTGTTTTTTATCCACTGCTTTAGCAGTAGACATCTTCTTCTTGTTTTTAGTTTTTCTAGTCTTACGCATATTATCTCCTTATCTTTATTTCATTCAAAACATGTACCCCGAAAAGATCTAAAGGTATCTCAGCTGGGTTGCCCTTATCTAGCTGCTCTTTAAAAAAAGCTTTAAGAGTGCTTGGATGTATTGATGCATTATCCACCGGCTGTAATCCTTGCTCTTCGATCGCATGAATGAATTCTTGCGCTTTAGAGTCTTCGCCTTTAGCGAAGCTTGCTTTTACCTCACGTTTGATTAAGTCACCGAATCCTTTATTTCGTAACACTTCAAAGGCATCTTCTTGTAAATCCTTTTTAATATGTGCTACTACTTTTTCAGATGCAGTAACTTTTGATCCATTCGCAAGGGTTAATGATGTTAGATTCTTTGATCGTAAAAGATCTGCGGTCTCATCATACAACTTTTGGAGTTTAGAATTTAAGTCTTTCTTGTGTAACTCAATATTACTAATCTCAGCTATAGTTGATTCGATTTCTTGACACTTCGATCCTAAAGAGGACAAAGATCCGTCATCTAACTTACTAAGGTCCTTAGATGATTGTTCTAAAGAACTTAGCACTGATGCGTTGTTCATTAAGTTCTCCTGTTCATATCTACTTCAATAGGATAATATTTTTGATGTCGTTTATCCCACTTCAATAGATTAAATTTACCCCTGTTTAATTCTGAACAATGAGCACAGACAATGCCTATGAGTGAAGGATCACCAAGACAAAGAATGTAATCATCGTCAGTATATTCTTTGATTACCTTCTTAACTTTGGCAACTGCAGGTCCAGGTGATAAAACAACCTGAAAACCAGGGGGCATGACTGGAACTAACTTACCATACTTATCAGCAGATAAGACGTCCCGACCAGGCATCTCTTGTACTATATATACTATGCTCATATTTCCTTCTTTCTCAATGCGTATTATATAGTAGTTGCAATCCTAATTTCAAGCACTATATTTATTTTTAGAAAGAATGAATAAAATACAGGACTACCCGTTTAAGACTGAGCCCTTCGCTCATCAGCTAGCTGCATTAGGTGCCGCTCTAGATAAGGATAATTTTGCTTGGTTTATGGAGATGGGCACGGGAAAAACACTTGTGGCTATTTATAATGCTAGTTATCTGTATGACAATGGACACATAGAAAGTCTATGTGTTATAGCACCTAAAACTGTTTATAAAAACTGGATTAGAGAACTTACTAATCATTTACCTGAACACATAGTGCCTGACATATTTGTCTGGGGCTCTGATAACAAAGCACAAGAAAGAAAAAAATTAGACAAAATATTTTTACCGAACGATAAATTTAAAATATTTTTAATGAACGTTGAAGCTTTCAGCACAAAGAAAGGCGTAGACTTTGCAAAGAAATTTTTTCTTTCACACAAGGCCATGGTTGCAATTGATGAGAGCACCACTATTAAAAACCCTACAGCAGCAAGAACAAAAAGTATTTTAAAACTTGCACCTTTAATTAAATATAAAAGAATTATGACAGGCTCACCTGTCACCAGGTCTCCGATAGATCTGTATTCACAATGTGCTTTTCTTGATGAAGACTTATTAGGCTTCAGTTCTTTCTGGGCTTTTAAAAACAGATATTGCGTTATGGTTAGAAGAAACATGCCTACGCATAATTTTAATATGGTCGTTAGATATCAAAGGTTGGATGAGCTAGCTGAGAAGATAGAAAACTTTTCTTATCGTGTGCTTAAAGACGAGTGTCTTGACTTACCAGAAAAAATATATCAGGTGCGTAATGTGCCAATGACTACAAAACAATTAGATATGTATATGACTATGAAAAGAATGGCCATAGCAGAACTAGAGGGAGAAAGATTGACAGCGCTATCAGCACTAACACAAATACTAAGATTACACCAGATAGTTTGTGGCCATGTAAAGCTAGATAACGGAGAAGTAAAAGCAGTAGAGAATAACAGGATAAAAGAATTAATGAATATATTAGAAGAGACATCGGGCAAAGTTTTAATATGGGCTAATTATAGACACGATATACAGTCTATTGCAAAAGAAATAGCCAAGGTCCATGGTCCAAGTTCCGTTGCTACATTTTATGGCGACACGTCTAATGAAGAAAGACAAAGAATAATTGATGAGTTTCAAAACGAAGAAGAATTAAGATACTTCGTAGCGAATCCAAAAACAGGGGGCTATGGTTTAACTTTAACCAGAAGTCACACTGTGATATACTACAGCAACTCTTATGACTTAGAAGTCCGGTTACAATCGGAGGATAGAGTGCACCGCATAGGACAAACATCAAAAGTCACTTATGTTGACTTAGTAACTGAAGGCACTGTAGATGATAAGATTGTACAAAGTCTGAGAAATAAGATTAACATAGCGACACAAGTCATGGGAGAGGAGTTAAAGCAATGGCTGATTTAAGCGTATTATCTTTAGGAGCGGGAGTGCAATCAAGCACGTTAGCTTTTATGTATGAGTATGGTGAGATAGGGCCAATGCCTGACTTTGCTGTGTTTGCCGATACACAAGCAGAACCAAAAGAAGTTTATGAATGGTTTGATTGGATGAAGGGTAAAATAAAAAATTATCCCATTCATGTGATTAGCGCTGGTAATATTGAAACAGATTCTATTGAAGCAGCTGAGGGTTTACATACTTCAAGAACCCCACCTTTCTTTACAAAAGACCCGAAGAAAAACAGCATGGGTATACTTACCAGGCAGTGTACAGGTCATTATAAAATAGAGCCTATTCATAAGTTTATTAGAGAACAAATGGGTTACAAAAAAGGACAACGTGTTAAAAAAGGCACAGTTGTTGACATGATCATGGGTATATCTCGTGATGAGATGTATCGTGTTAAGGAGGCTAGAAAGCCTTGGATTAAAAATATTTATCCTCTGGTAGATAGAAATATTACTAGAGCCATGTGTAAGAAATGGTTTGATGATCACGCTATGCCTAAACCACCAAGGTCAGCTTGCACCTTTTGTCCTTACAAGACATGGAAAGAATGGAAACATTTAAAAGATACAGCACCTGATGAGTTTCAACACGTTATTGAGTTTGAAAAGAAAATTAATGGTGGCTTTAAAGGTATGCGTGAAGGTTACACTGTATTTGTTACTAAAGAGGGAAAGCCTTTAAGTGAAATAGATATAGATAAAAAAGCAGAAGACAAACAGATTAACATGTTTGATGAGCTTGGTGGCGTTGCTATTAACGATTGTGAAGGGATGTGTGGAGTATGAGAATAATGTATCAAAACGGTGAGGTTTTCTTAAGCCTTACAAAAGACGAAGTTGATCACATATATGAGAACAAGGGTAAGCCTGTTGCTTTGGGAATTAGAACTTTAAAAGTTTTACACGAGGATGTGTCAAAGGCCGTGTTACATCATTGGTCAAACGTTGAAGTATGGGATGCTATCGAAGAACACCTAGAATCTCACAAAAGTAAATAATATTAATAATTAGGCCCAGAGTTAGCTACGATTTCAGCTAATGATTCACAGCGTTTTGGTGTCTGCGAGTGCCACCTAGAATCTTTCATTTCTTCCGCCGCTGTTTTCCAATCCTTAACTCTCATTGCTTTCCACATTTTTTTAAACTTTCGAACACCATTTGTACCCAGCTGAAACACCATCTCAAGAATTACTTCTGATATGTGTTGAGGTAAATCATGTCCAATGCATTCGTCTATAAGATGGTCAGCCCCCGCAGCCGCTTTATTTAAATCTAATTCAAATAATTCATTAACTTCATCCATAGAGATCTCTACGCCTTCTGCGTATCTTTCTCGTTCGTGGGGCTGAATAAGGTGGCCGATTCCGATCGTGGCCTTTCCTAAACTATCGAGGTACATGGTTGTGCGCAGGCCTTCATGGTCCTGCACTCTTGCCTTCAAGGCATCTGTAAGTTTAATCATAAGTGGTATTATAACATCTTAATAATCAAACCCAAGACCAAATCTTAAATTACCAGAGGGGTCTATCCCTATGTTATAATCAACTGGGGTTTCATTAATCATGACGTTGTCTTTAAAATCTACGCCCCTGCCAGGATTAAGAGGGTCAAACCTAAATCTATCTAAACCCATGTCAGTGCCGAAGTTTCTTATTTTGTTAATATTTTGTAGTATTCCATCCAGCACAGTGTTGTCTGCCATTAACATAGAGGGGTCCATTTCACTTACTCTAATAGGATCAAAAACTTGTTGATTAAAAAGAGGATTGATAGAGGCCTGTATATTATTACTTTTTAAAATACCGTCTACATCTTCTGGGGCTATACCTTTAGGCTCATCTTTCTTTGTTAACTTATCATTTATAGCTTTCAAAAGATCCATGGTGACTCCACCGCCCAATACTTTTTCACCAATCTTACCAAGGGTATCACCAGCTGCTCTACCAAAATCTCCTACAAACTCTCCAAAATTTCTTGGCGCAACTGCAGTAAGTTGAGGTTTAGTTAAAGACAATACTGTTGCTCCTCCATAACCAGTAGAAGGATCTGCTGTTCTAGGATCTCTAAGACCTAGATTAACTGTATTTAATCTAGCGATGCCCGAGGGATCGATAGACTCAACTCCACCTAATCTGCTACCCCTGTCATAAAGTCTAGTTTTTTCAAAAAACCTTTCTAAGTCAGCGGGTCTTTTATACTTTTCTTGTATGGCATCTGCTTGTGCTTGAATTACAGGGTTTATTCTAAATTTACCCTCTGCAGTTGTGCCTGGAGAAAGTGCTATGCCTGAGTCAAATCTACTAACCATTATACTGTCCTCTTTAATGACGCTTGTAATAACTCATCTTGTGGAAATAAAACTTCAGCTCTTTGTGCTGATAAAGGTCTATCAATGATTTGATTAATATCGGGAACTATTGGTCTGGCCACTTGAGTTTGGTCAGGAATCTTAACTTGTACCTCTGGTGATTGAGCCTCCTGTGATGATGCAGAAACAACCGTATTTGGTGCTAAATTAGATACTTGATTTTTTGTTTTATTAACCACTTCACCTACGAACTTAGCATTATTCATATTAACTTTATTATTAAAGAACGTTGATCCAAGATCAAACATTCTATTATTAGCCGCTCTGGATTGTATTTCATTGAAATCATTTTCCATATCAGTAAACAATTCTTTATCTTGATCAAATAAATTTTTAAGTAACCTTGCTACGTTTTCAACTTCCTTAGGATTTTTTAAAAACCTACCATCTGCTGCAGCCTTTAAAGCTTCAGCGAATGGTCTAATGACGAAAGGATTAGCAAACAATCTTGATGAATATCGAGCAGCTAACAAACCTATTAATGTTGGCACCACACCGGCAGTCACTGCACCACCAGTTGCAACTAAACCACCACCTGTTATGGATCTTAAAATAGATTTTGTACCACCAATCTGAGCTCTTCTTGCTAAGAAAGTGGACATATTAAAATTTTTATTATTGAAAAATAAAGCAGTGGCATTTGAAAAATCTCTTAGAGTATCTACGTCTAAAGCCTTGCCACCGTCACCTACTAAGTTTGCTTTCTTCAAGGCATGACCGAGTCCTTGTAATGTAGAGTTGTCTAGACTAGATACTTGATCTAATCCTAAATTCTTTTTAAATATTTCTGTGCTGAAACGAAGTGTGCCCATATCCTCCAAAGCAGCTCTTGGTCCAAATCTTTCTGCTCCTTCAGATACAAACGCATCTCTAAAAGATTTACCTACTTTAAATGCAACGGCATCTCTAAATAATTGATCACCGCCGTCTACTTTACTAAATATCTTTCTTATTGTTTCTACACCTTCAATTGAATTAAACTTAAAAGCTTTTTCAAAAATGTCATTAGTGAAGTCACCACCTAACCTTATTTGATCTTCAATGTAAAAATCTCCCACACCTTTAAAATTACGATTTAATGTGCCGCCAAACAATGTAACTGTTTGAGCATAATTAGTATCAGCTTCCTTTAATGTTTTCATAAAAGCATCTCTAAGGTTGTTAAACTCTGTGGGGTTCATACCAGCAGGCATAATCGGTTTACCCCCTGCTGTGTCTAATACTCTACCTAGGGCTAAAAAATCATCAACACCTTCTTTGTATGTTCTCTTAGTGCCTGCCTCAGTCATGTTACCTATGGCACCAGCTATTGATGACCGCAAGGCCTTAAATCTGTTATAATCTACAAATCCGTTTGCAGGGATGTTAGCTGGATTCTTGGGCTCGAGTATTTCATTTAAAATTTTAAAAGCTTGTGCACTTGACTTATCAGGTGCAAGATCTTCATACGCCTGAACTTTTTTAAGAAGAGGTCTAGCGACATTTATCAATTCACGAATATCAAAAGCTTTACCCATTTGCTGACCTATGTCTGCGACTTGATTATATTGTCTAACCACTTCTTTTATTGCTGCATCGTTAGCATCTAAAAAAGCTTTTCTAACATTGACACCCATCTCAGCCAAGATCGTGGCTGGTCCACCTTGAGCTGCAATGGTTAAATCTTTAAACCCAGGTATTAATCTTTCACCTTCCTTTGCAAATTTTTCTGCATTTTTCTTGTAAGCTTTTTGAAAGGCAGGACCAAAGAAAGGTATTCTACCAAACGTATTAGGAAAAGAGTTGATGATTGGAATACTTGAAACTTCAGCTCTACCTGGATCTACTCCTATGTCTTTTAATCTCTGATATACTTTAGGATCTACGCCGACTAATTTATTAAAACCTGCTTTAAATAAACCAAGAACAGGTCTAGCAGCCACGAGGGCACCACCAAAAGCTAAGTCAAATTGAGCTTCTTTTTTTAAATATTCTTTTAATTCATCTTGAGTCGGTCGATTAATGCCTTCCTCAAAACCTATCATGTCACCAAACTCATCAAAAGTAGGGCTATATAAAACACCTTTTCTATTAAGGTCGGTAACTAAGTTTTCATAGTTAGCTAAACTGGCTATTAAACCCGCGGTGCCTCCAAAGATACTACCGATAGCTGCACCAGGTAAACCAAAAAATCTACCGAACCTTGCTCCAACTTTAGCTCCTGCAATAGCACCACCCACACTGGCAGCTATATCACTTGAAAGCTTAAAAGCAGGTAAGGGGTTAGGTCTATTTGTAAAATATTTGTATCTATCATCTATGTTTTTTACTCTTGCAGACTCAGGATGTAACATGTCTTCTGTGTAACCAAAACGGTTCATGTAAGTTTGTATGTCCTGCATAATCAAATCTTCAGGCACACCTTTTTCCATGCCTACGGTTGCTACCTGGTTAATTATAGCTTTCATTTTATCAAGGGGTATCTTTGCAGTTTCAAATCGACCAGCGTCAGTTGCATATTTTTCTGCAGCTTGAGTAAAATCAATACCAAGTATGCTTACTTTTGGTAACTCTGCATCTTTTGGTAGATCGGGTTCTGTGCCAGCTTCAACTAAATCACCCTCTGCCATAGCACGAACGTCTGCTAAAGGTATGCCGGGACTTATCTCAGGCATGTTTGTTTTTTGTTGACCTTTCATCACGGCCTCTAGAACATCAGCTAATGTCATATAAGTTTTCATTATTGTGTTAGAGCCTCCGCATTCACTTCATTTAAAAACTCAGTTAAATTATAATAATTATCTTTTGCTGCATTATTTTGACCAGTGTTTATGGACTGGTTTGCACCTGTGTTTTGAGCGTTAAAATTAACATTTAAATTATTCTGATTACTACCAGCGTATGTAACAGCATCATTCCCTTTAAACTGAGTTATTGATTTTTTACCATCAAAGTATTGATATCTTGGAGCGTAGGCATCAGTAAATGTATTATTAATAATGTTATTATAAGAGTCTTCTAACAATTTTTGATAAGCCTCTACACGGCCTCTAACCTGTTTAGGACCAGATGTTAAGTCTGTAATAGAAAAGTTCTGCAATGATTTTTCAATAGTGTCTTTCAACAATCTTTGATCAGGTTGAATTGTTTGAGCAAAACCAAAAGCCAATAAAGTGGAGTAAGTTTGAACCTGTGAGATTTTGTTTGATATTTTTAGATTTTTACCAAACACATTCATACTTATTGATTGATCATCGAAACTGTCTATGGGTCTTATATCATATTGACCATCTTGTATGTTGTAACCTATCTGACTAGCATCCAATGCTCTTACAATGGTATTTATTTTTTCATTTGCTTCTCTTATTATGTCATCACCCTCTAACCTCAATGTGTTACCAGATTTTAACATTAAATCAGTTGTTGCACCTTCTAATATGACTTCTTGATTATCAAAAGTTCCTGGTTCTGCTAAAGCTAACTCTCTAAGAGTGAAGGCTTGACCACCTACGTTTATTGGAGCATTTATCAATTCGTCAGCTTTTACCACTAAAGCGTTTCTATAGTTATAACCAGATGCCTCGAGTAATAAGTTTTGCACCATTATATCTTTTTGAGGTTGATCATATCTATCATCACTTTGAATTTGTTGTATCTGTCCCTTTAATTTTTCTACTCCTGCAACAGAAAAATCATCACCTAGCCGTGCTTGAAGATCTTTATCATTTAAAAAACCATCAACTATATCGGCAGCCTTAAATGCAAAGTTTTGAACTAAGTAAGGCGCACCCACTAAAGAAAAACTAGACTCTTCATCATTTAATACGTTTTGTGTAAAAGACTGAGCAACAGACATATTTTTTAGTATTTCTTGTAAAAGTTGATGAGGTCCACCAGATTTGTAATATCCATCAGGATCTCTAAGACCAGGTAAAAATTCACCAGGCTCATCTGTTTTTAACATTTCAAATCTAGGTAAAGACACGGTTCTAGTTTTACCGTCCTCTGTTTCAACAATAAAAGGCTGTAGTTCTAAATAAGGAGCTGCTTGTGCAAGTGAGTTGACAGGAATAGGTAATGTATCCGTGTAACCAAGCTTTTCTCCATTAGGTCCTATTCTTAATTCATGAATGAATCTAGTTTCATCAAAAGGTTCATTCAAATCAAGAATTTTATCTGCCTGAGCCTGAGCGGCCTCTATTAAATCTTTTTCTTTTTCTAAAGCCAGAGCGACTGCTGATGCACCTATTTCTTGTTTTCGAGCTCTTTCTGCAGCAGATAATTTTATAGCACTGTCTAAGACAGGTTGACTGGCTTGACCTAATACGTCTAAGAAACCGGTAAAACCTCTCTCACTCGTTTTACCAGATATTAAATTTGAGGCTAACTGTAAAAGAAGTAAAGCAGGTGTTGTAGGATCATCTACATCAGTTTGTTCCGATAAAACCTTTTTTAATTTATCTACTTCGTCCTCAAAGTTAAATGCGTCTCTTTGATCTTCTGCACTTCTTAGTTCACCTTGCAGCTCCGCCACATAATCAACTTCGTCATCAACACTGCCAGGATCTGCATTTGGTGTCCCTCCTTCAAGATTTTGTTTCTCTTGCTCACTCACGTCATCTTCTTGTGCTGACTGTTTTCTTGCGTCAACTATCTCTTGCATGACATTAAGATCACCAGGACTTGTTTCTTTAAAAGCCTCTCCTTGAAGAAGTTTAACTAAATTGTTCTCTCCTGCCTGATAACCAGAACCAGGTTTTTTTAAAAAGTCATCTTTTGTTTCAAATTGAGGATCAGGAGGACCAACCGCTTCTATAATTCTATCACTTAAAGCAGAAATTTCTGTTTGAGATACACCATACATAGCTAGCTTAGAACTAAAACCAGGCTCCTGTGCCTTATCGACTATGAAAGCTTTTCTTTTCTCACTGCCTCTTGGATATTCCTGATCAAAGGCAATAATCATGTTCTCACGTGGGTTACCAAACAAACCTGGCTTTACTGGAAGACCGTATGGATTAGCCTCTGTTTCAAATCTACCAGCAGGGTCTAATAAACCTGACCTAGAAACATCTCCCCTTGAGGCACCTAAACCAATTATGCCTTCACCGAGACCTAGTTTCGCAACATCTAAAAAAGGAGCTAATATTTGATTATACCCTTGTGAATAATATTCAGGCACAGTGCTAAATACTTGTTTAAAACCCTCTGCAACAAAAGGGTATGATCCCTCTGGATCTGTTATTCCTTCAGTTCTTAAATCTTTAGCCTTATTAAAACCACCTAAAACATCAAAACCTAATAAGGCACCACCTAAACTATCTTGACCAGCTCCAGCAGGTAAACCATATCGAGAAACTCTTCTGCCCCGATTGAAGCCTTGAACAAACATTTTTCTGTTATATATATCATTCATTAGAAGCTAAATCCGCTTTGACCTAGTAGTGAACTAATCCCAGCTAAACCGACACCAGCGCCAAGTAATTGACTAAATGGTGAAGGAGAGGGTTGGGTTACGAAAGTTTGTTGACCAGAAGGAACTCCTCTTAAAATATCAGAGGCAAACTGTAATCGACCAAAAGGTTCTCTTTGTGTTTCTAAAATATTTTGACGAGCGACGTCTCTTTGCATTTGATCTTGTCTTTGTTGTAATGATCCTAGTCCTAATAATTGTTGTATGTCTGCAAAACCAGACTGTTGTGCTCTAGTGCCTAAAGCACCTATTTGTTCTGCTAGCCCTTGCTGCGCAATACCTCCAGCTAATGTTTGTTGACCTAATTGGCCAAGAGTTGCTGCTGATCGTAACTGTTGTTGTTGAGCTTGTAAAAAGTTTCTCTGCAGATCCTCTGCTATTCTTCTTGATTTAATATCTTGTAAGTTTCTATCGAGTTCAGCTCTTTGCACACCTTCACGACCACCACCAAAAGCACCTGCTGCAACAGCCTGCGCTGCTGCCGTGTTTCTGGCCATGTTTGCCTGTCTGTCAATCTCTGCTAAAGCTTGTTGAGTAACTTGTTGTTGATAAGGGTCCATGAACTGTTGAACTCCTGACGGACCAACCATGCCGACACCTTGACCGATAGTGCCTATGCCTGCACCAAGAGTAGTTCCCGCTGCTCCTAATTGCTGAGTAGCAGAGCTTAAGAAAGGTTGAAAAGCTCCTATACCAGATGTTACACCTGTGTTTGCAGCTGTTTGAGCAGCAGTAAAAGCAGTATTTTGTAAAGGTTGAAATTGAGCAACGCTAGCAGCAGGTATTGTTTGAGCGACATTAGCGACTCCAGTAGGTCCAAACACAGACTGTAAAAGTTGCTCTGCTCTTTTTTCAATAAACTCTGGTTGTCTAATTAGTTGTTCTTGAACTGCCATTATGCCATACCTACCATATTACCTAATATACCTTTTTTCTGTGCGTCCTGTAAGCCGTAAAAGAAAGAACCACCCATTTCTTTTGCTTGATCTAAATTTTTTGCACCCATACCATAACCTATATCAGCTACAGTGTCAGCATTAACTACAAACTCACCGTCAGCTAGTTTTGCAAATACAGTGTCTTTGTTCGGTGATCCACGATCATCGGATATTGGACCATCCCTTTCTAAAAATAAATCTCTTCTAGGACTGTTTTCTTGAAAGCTTGCTATATTGCCCTCTTTCATTTCTTGAAAACCTCCATCAGGATTAAACTTTCGTTCCATTAACATCCCCTCTGCTGCTTCAAGCAGTGGTCTACCCATCATATCAAACTTTGGCTTGAACTGTTCGTCTTTCATCTGCTTATCTCTCATCTTATTCATCATCTCTTCCATCATTTTGTTTAAAAGATAATCATCCATGAAATCTCTTTCTTCATCAGTTAACGGTCGTTTAACACGTTTACCCTCTTGTGCCCTCATAATACCGCCATCTTTTGTTGGAAAAGTATATGTGCCATCAGGATTTAAAACAGGATTAATTAATCGTGCAAGTCCTGTATTTAAAGAACCTTGGCTACCAATAGTTGGACTAGTTGGTAGTTTATCTAATTCACCTTCATCAAAAAAACCTAGTTGATCTAATAAAATACCACCACCGAGTATTAACTCTGGATTGGTTTTTGCAAAATCTAAAACTTGACTTAGAATACCAGTATCACCACCAGCCTCACCGCTCAAAACATTTTCTTTTGCCATTTCTAATAATTTCATGTCATTCGTGCCGGTGCCTAAGGCTTTTAATCTATCGAATTCTTTTAATGTATCTCCACTAATTGTTTGGCCACCTGTCATGACTGTTTGACCGGTGGCTGTATCATAAACAGGAGTATTAGCTCCAATCATTCTTGCACTTACTTCAGGCTCAACTGGTAGATACTTGTCACCAAATCCAAAACCTCTCATGGTTGGAGAAAAATTACGTTCACTAAATGCTCTTAGTATTCCTGTGTCACCACCAACAACACCGGGTATAGTTCCTTTTGAAAAAAATTGTCCGATTGGACCTGAGCCACCAGATAAGAAACGTTGACCACCGGCACCTATCGAACCAGCAAGTAACGCATTTTGAAAAGCTTCTTGACCAGGATCTCCTCTAACGATAGAGCCTATACCAGAACCTATAGCAGCACCCGCTGGACCTGCTATTGCATATCCTAGCGTACCACCAATCGCTGGTAAAACGTCTTTAACACCTTCTATAAATTTTTTTAGCATCTATCATTCCCCTGTTGCTGCGCCCCCAAATAAATTAGGTGCGATAACGTGCACGTCTCTACGTATGTCTTCTTCTTTAGTTTCCGTTGCAGGGTTGGCGATATCAGCTTCTACTTCTTCATGAGAGCTATATTCATGTCCTGTTTTAGTATTTGTAATCGTTGTCTCTACTTTTGCACTATAAACGGGCACTTGCTTGCCCTCAATTGTGTCATGTCGTAGAAGCACCGGTTCATCTACAATCTTTGCCATAGTATAGTTTTATAGTCGAAAAGCTAGGAAATCAACAGATTATTATATTGGTTCATAGTGAATAGAGGTGTTAAAAGATATAATAGTTTTAACAGAATTTTCTGTAATTATTGGTGAGCTGTGAGGTAAAAAAGCAGGAAAACTTATAATATCTCCTTCTTCACACTCCTCTTCAAAATGTTTAAATTTAGTGCTCAAACCTTTAGGGCATTCAACAAAATATACGTTTGCAAAATGTGCCCGGGGATGTATATGCCAAGAATGATAATTTTTATGCTCATATCTTTGAAACCAAAAATTTTGCACTTCATAATCAGCGCATTTAAGGTCTTTTGTAATTTTTATCATGTGCGGTTTTATAACCTCTAAGAACAAAGGACCATATTCTCTATGCATCTCAGCTGGTAAGTTCCAATCTGTATGCACAATATTTTCATTTTCAATGTTTATTGAATTTTTTGGAATTTTATTAAAGATTTCCAATAATTGTTTTTTAATTTTATTGTGATTTAAAACTTTAGTTTTGTAAATGTAGTTCACTATTGTTGTTGTTTTATCTCCAAAACAGATACTTCAATCATAGCCCTACTTGCGGCGTTTGCTTGAACTTTCATAGAATCACCCTCTTGATATACCATGCTTGTAGATATGGTATTTGTATTGCTAGCAGATACGTCGATCTGAAAAACTTGTAAATCTGCACTGCCATCATTGTGATCAAGATTAACTGTTACAGAGTTAGAGCCATCATAATTGTGAGTGTTGATTGTTTTTACAATAAAAGTAGACACAGGCACTGGAGGTGTAGCTGCTACGTTTGCAGTGGGCACAGTAAACACTGTGGTCAAATCAGTGGTTGTTACGTTTGTAATAAATCTTTTAAATACGTCAGCCATTTAAAAACCAAGTCCTTCTAGTAGTTTCTTCTTGAGTATCCTGCGTGTAGGAACTATTTAATTGTTGTATTATTGCCTCTAATACTCTTATTAATTCTGCTTGTTGTTGAGCATCATATTCTTCTCTAGCGTCTGGAAATCTAGTTAAGGTTAATTTAGCCATTCATCATCATCCTTTGGTACACCATTCTTAACATGTAACTTTTCATTTTTCTCCTCATCTGACAATAGTGAATCTTTCAATATAAAGTAAAGAATATTAGTGGTTTCATTATGTAAAGTAACATCATTTTCTAATTTAAAATTTTGTTGCACCCACTCTTTTGGATGTTTTATTATCATAAAGATAAACCCAGGCGTTAAGGTTATTTGTGACTTAGGCTTCATTCTTATATATTTATGATCTGCATAATGTGCATGTATGTTTTCATAATTAGTTTTAATATAGGGTTGTTTTTTCCAATGTTGTAAAATGTGAAAAGGTTGCATTATTTTCTTTTACCCACTCTTTTTTTCTTCAACACTTTACGTGTCTTAGCAATCTCTTTAATAGCGTCATTAATCATACCTACTGGCACCCCAGCTACAACACTTAAGTATTTAACATTTTTACGTTGTGCCACTATCTTCTACCATCAGGCTGTATATCAAATCTTTGTGTGCCTAATCTCCAAGCTGTTCCTGTGGTGTTGGATACAACATTTACTGTAAACTCTCTACCTCTACCACGAAGACTTACAAAGTCTGTATTGTCTTGAAATGAAACTGTTTTTGTTACACTTGTACTATTGTTTGGATAATTTTTAAATTCTAACTTAGCGTTTAATGTACCCTCTTGATCCTCTATATCAGGTATTAGTTTCGACACGAAAGCAAAATCATTACCCTCACCTATTTGCACAACACCTGACTTGACAAATGCTGTAATAGCAGCGCCATCACCATTGTTTCCTGTTTCGTGTAAAAACAATTGTGTTGCACCATCAGTTAGTCCTGAAATGACTTCATTGTTTGCAGTAGTCGTTGGTAAATAATCTGTAGCCACAGGGTTATCATACACTTCTCTATCTAACCAAGTAGTTCTATCTAATGTCCCTGTCCACCATGTGCCCTCTGTATAATTATAAGCTACGATTGCATTTATCGTATCTGATCCTGTTCTAGGATAGAACCACATGATTTCATTAAACTCACCATTATGACCTGCAAAAGCATTCTCAGCGCCTGTAACATTTAAATTATTAAAAACAAACTGCTCTACAGTGCAAGGCAGTTTCTTAACAGAACCATCGAATAAAAAGAAAGAGTCTTGAGACATCCAATAACTTACACCATTTATATCAACGCCCGCATGACTACCAACAATACCGCAGTTTTGTCCTAACTGTCTTAAACCAAAAGTAAACGGTGGACCAATAAACTGTAAAGAATGCAATGATGTATCTGTCCACACTAGTATCTGACCTCTTGATCGCTCTGCGGCCACGATCCGTGATCCGTCAGCAATACGTAACGAGCCTGCAGTATTTTCAGCAGTTGGTTGGTATGTGTTGATATCTTCTTGATCTGAAAATCTTAACAATAAATCATCTTGTGCATTTGTGCCACCTATCGTGGGCTGTGTGCCAAAAAACAATAAATGTCTGTCGGGTGTAGAAACCAAACTAAGTCTTGATCTAGTAGGTGCATTGGTTATAGCAGCTGCTCTTGTAGAAACACCACTAGATGTATCCCACCTAAAAGCACCTCCGTTTAATACGGTGGCTATAAGATCTTCTCCAAAATTATCTAAAGACCACTGTCTTGCTTCTAATGTCACTGTTGATGATGTAGATGGACTACCCCATCCTCCTGCACCCCAAGTATCTGTGCCCCATCCAAAAGCAGATGTTGATATCTCAGGTCCAATGCTAATTTGATATTTAGCGTTACCACTACCTCCACCACCTGATGTAGATCCTGATGCTGCTGATGTAGCTGTCACAACATAATTATTATTGTCTGTAATAGATGTTATCTCAAACTCTTTATTCATGTCCAGGCCATCAATAGCACTAAAAGAATCAAACGTAACAAAATCACCTTTAGCCGCTCCATGACTACTATCTGCAACGGATACTGAGGTCGTGCCATTTGTAGTAAAAGGATTAGTTAAAGCCTGTGTTTCTCTTATTGGAGTGATGTCATAAGCCAAACCCTCTACGACTATATAAAGTTTTCTATCTGTGCCCACAGCAAGTAATCTAGTTCCGTCCAATCCCACCCAAGCGTGAGCATCTCTAGCTACGCCTACTAATGTGGTGCTTATAAACTTCTCCCAACCTTTTATTTTTTGAGCAGATCCCTGAAAAAAACGCACCATATCGCCATCAGTCCATTTGCCCTGACCTGTATAGTCAGTGACTTCTTTATTGATACCTGGTGCAGGTCTAAAATTTACTAGGGGCATTTTGATAATATACTACAAATCATTACGAATTCCACCAATTATGTGTTTGGTTTTTGGGTTCCGTAAGATCTCCTTTGGAGTGCCCTCTTGCTCTAAGGCTCCATCCTCCAGAATAGCTATACGATCAGCAATCTTAAGAGTTTCTTTTACGTTATGAGATATAAATACAATTGTCTTCTTGTATTCTTTGTGCAAGTTCATGAGCATATTTAGTATCTCGTCTTGAGTAGATTCATCCACATACTGAGTGCATTCATCCAATAATAAGATATCAGGGTTTTTGATAAACGCTCTAATCAGACCAACTTTTTGCTCCATGTCTTTTTTTAAAACTATAGGATACTTATTCTCATATTCTAATAAGTTGACTAAATCTAACAACTCAAGCGCTTTAGAGGTTTTAGTCTCATCAATACCGTGCATTATGTTCTCTAACACAGTTTTATTTTTAAATAAATTGCATTGTCCGTTTAACGTGGCGGTAGTGCCATTTACAAATAGTCCACCATCAGTGGGTTCAATAGTTTTACTCAATAATTTCATCAAAGTGGTTTTACCCGCCTCTTCCAGGCCTATTATCACTTGAAAGGTTTTTGGCATTATATGTAAGTTTATATTATTTAGAGCTAGGACATGATCATGCATTTGTCGTAATTGTTGTTTGCTCATTCCGTTTTTAACTTTAGAAAGATGAGCATGAGGATCGCTCCCATATATTTTATATAAATTTTTTATTTTTATAAAAGACACGAATATTATTTTGATGTTATTTTTTTTTGCATAACATTAAAA